TACTCCTTTTGCACTTAATAGTTGATAGGTATTTAAAACCGCTTGACTTGGGAAAACTTCTACAAAAGCAGAGCCTGACCACAAATAAAGTTTCTGCGTATCCTTTGCACAATAAATAGTATTTAAAACACCTGTTGCGGGAAACGCAGCTAGGTTAGTATAAAAGTCAACAGATCCTGCAAATAAAGATGCTATCTGTGATAATGTAATTTTTTTACTTACCCCTGTAATTGGATCGCCTACAATAGTTAAATCACTTACTACCGGTGCAACATTTGTTGCTAACTGATTTATTTTTTTTGATTCCATTAATAAGTATAATTTGTAGGTACTTGACACCTATCGTTAGTAAATGGTAAACTTAAAGTAATATCACACTTAACCCCTGCTAACAAATCCGGATCTGATTCTGTGTAATATGTTACAGGAATATTATCGCCACAAGTCCAAGTAACAATATCATAATCTTGTGGGTATCTTAATTGAGCAATAATATCTTGTGCCACTAATGTCATATCTGATAACACCTCTGTTTCGTTTGTCTCTTCCATTAACATCCGATCCATAAAATAAAAGCTAAATTGATATTGTATCTCTTTAGCTACTATTGTTGCACCTGTTAAATTATAAAACATTGCCGGATAAGTTACCTCTCCATTGCTTAACCTTTCCCAGACATCGCCAAAATAAACATAATTAATTTGCTCGTGGTCGTTTCCTATCTTGGTTAACTGACTTGATATTTGATTTAATGTCATTGATTTTAACTTTTTCCAAATAGACTTTTAGCCTTGTTTGGTTTTTTATTGTTATTTGTTTGCTCATATTAGCATCCTATATTTCCCTGATACCTTTCCTCAAAACTTCTTTTTCTTTTACCATTATCATCATATTCATCATAATAATAGCTATCTCCTAAATATATGCTTGTTGTATAGCCATCGTTTTCAGGTCTAATACTATCAATGCCACTTCCAAAGTTTAAATATTCAGGGTATAAAGTATTATTTTGTTTTAAATACTTAATCATTCTTTGTCTGTAAAACTCTGCTCTTGCTCTGTATCTATTTGCTACATCAATCAAATCTTGCATTGATGGGTTCTCTGTGTTTTCTCCTGACTTTCTTAATAGACCTTTGTTATAAAACTGATATGATAACCCCATTGGAAGCTCACTCATAACAAAATAAACTAGGCAGTCAACTAAATAACTGTCTAATAATATTACCTCATTAGCAGTTAGCGTATTGCCAACAATATGAGTTTGTAATGTATTGTATAAATTAGATCCAAGCGCAGGTAGTATATACATATCCTGTGCGGTCTTAATCTCTGGTAGCACTAATTTATCATCTACATTAGCGTGTAATCCTGTTCTGTCTTTTATACTTTGAACACTTATAAATAAAGTATTTGCACTCATCTTTTTATTTTTTTCTTGTTACTACATTTGTTTGCCATTGATGTCTGCAAGATTCACTATGCTTACCACTTGGCTTTGTCCACCATCCGCCTCTCCTATCCCATACTGAATACCCTAATCTTGCACTCATTTGCTCAATATCGCTTCTGCTATAAAATCTATTTGCAGCTAATAAAGTTTTACAAAATGGTCTGCTTGTGTCAATATCTGAATTACTATATCCTGCAATCCAAGCATAGGAATATCTAATTAAAATTTCAGTAGTTGTAGGCTTTACATCTTCAACAATCTTTGCTAAAGGTTTTGTTAATTCCCTTTCTATTATTACATTCTTATCAATGCCCTTACCTATGGATGTGGATTTAGATTTTAATATACCTCTCTCTTCTAAATCAGCTATAACATTATTAATAGTTTTAACATCGGTTTTTAAAACTTTTGCTAATACCTCTGGGGTTACATCCTTTTGTTTACTAATTTGGTCAAGTATATTGGATTCTAATTGACTAACATCTGCAAAGGTTTGTAAATCCTCTTCATCACTAAATCTTTGTTTTGTTTTCCAAATATTAAAATCGTTTTTATCTTCTCCAAATTCAAGGAATAAACTAAAATCTTGATCTGCAAACTCCAACTCTTCTGAACCTAGCCAAGTGGTAATCTCTTCATCACTTAAAGCATAACCTGTTTTAAGCATTGCAGTTGCTTGTTCTCTGTTTATCTTACCTTTAGTAAACTCCCTAATGATACGCTGCATATTTTGCCACTCTCTTCCCTTTAATCCTTTGATATGCTCATTAACAGATAAACCTTCAAGGGGTGGTAATAGATTACCATTAGCATCTAATTGTGGAACAGTAGTTGAAGGTAATCCAACCAATGCCCTTATTTCATCAGGTGTCATTGATTCTAAAACTTTATTTGCAACTAAAGGGCTTAATCCTGTAATGCCATCAATAACTTTTTGTGAATCATTTGATGCATCAACTTGTAAAATTGGAAGGTTTAATTTTTCTCTAATTTCATCTTTAGTCATATTTTGAATCATAGCAGCTTCACTAAATTCAATACCAATAGGTTCAGTAGGCATAATCTTTAACGCAGGATCTTGTATGCCTCTAAAATTAGCTAACATATTAAACACCCCTTCAAGGTGCATCTGCTTTGCATTGACATAAGTATTTTTAAATATCTCATATCCATCACGCATTTCTGACCTTGCGCCTAACTTACCTGCTTCCGCAATCCCAAATATGGATGGGGTTGTAATTTGATGACCTGAAAATATATTAGTCTGAATTAAACTATCTACTTTAGCAAAGTCCTCTTTGGTAATATCCGAAGCACCTAAATCCTCAACGATAGGTTTTCTTGCGCTATCATTTACAAAGGCTAATATAAATTTCTTACCATCAGATCCACTAAAACGATTTGTAAACCTTTTTTCAATGTTTCTTTTTTCATCATCACTTGGTTCTCCATTAGGTAGCGTAATAAGTTTACTAGCAGAAAACCCTGTTTGAGCATTGCCCAAAACTGTTTTGCTTATTTCAATATCTGATTCTATATAATTTAAAGCACCAAAGTAACCCGGCAAAGAATAAATGCCCATATCTGGTCTGTACTCTTTAACATATAAAATCTGCTTACCTGTTGGAAAGCTAGGATTAAAAGCAGGGTAAACAATATAATCCTCTTTATTATCCCTCCATTCATCCTTATACCAGAACTGTGTATTGTCTTTATTAGTTCTAATCTTTGTATAATCACAATGCCAAACCTCTGCTAATTGTCCTGTGGCTGACCATATTAATTCTAAATAATAACCGCCAAATAACTCAACATCTAAAGATACCTTTCTTGTAAGCTCATCAAGGCTTTCCATTCTATTAACCTTTGCTATAAATGTTTGCGCCTCATCAGATCCTGTCCACCCATTGCCTGTAATATAGTGTACTTTGCTTTTTATAATAGCATTATGCTTTGCAGATTTATTAAACAACTCAACCAAATAATTTGGGTAGTCGTTTCTATCTCCATAAAGCATATATCCTATGCCTTTTTTTTCTTTGTATTCTGGTTGTCTTGCTTCCGCAAAACCTAAAAATCTTAAATCTATCATTGTCTTATGTTAAAAGTGTCTGTTGTAGTATATTCAGTATATGATAATGGAGTTCCAATAAGTTCCATAATGCCACTTTCTAGCTCATTTAAGCCTGTCGGGTTTAAGTTTGATGTACTTACTTGCTCATATATTTGATAGTCGTATTGACCATTTAAAGCAGTATTAAAATGGGTATTGGTTGTTATGCTAAATTCGTTAAACCTATCCTTATATAAACTTAAATCAGTTGCGTATAATTTTACAAAGCTCACAGTTGTATTTGAACTCCTATTTGTAAATACAAATAAATAGTTTGGGGTTGTTAATAACTCCTTTTCTGTTAATGTTAATATCACTCCTTGCGTTTGTCCTTTTGTTAACCTCATCATATATCTAAATAGCAAAATACTTTTTATTTACATTTGGTACTTTATTTATAATCTGCTTGAATTTTACCTAAAAACCTATGCAATAGTTAATAAATTGGCAATATATGTCCAAGTTTTGATAATGTTCGCTGCCAATGAACAATGCAATAAAATGAACGCACCTAAATTATAAAATCCTGTTGTATCTAAATTATAAAGTCAAGCGCTATTGATTGACAAATGAGTTGTAAATGATTGATAAGCGGCTCAATAATGATTGATAAATGCACATCATAAAGTGCATTATATGACGCATATTGCCATCATTAGTGTCATTAATGACCAATTATGGTGGATGTTTACCACAAAAAAACCCCCAAACCAATAAAGGAATGGGGGCAAAACCTATGAAAAACTACAAACCTAACCCGGTGTTTGCAAAGCGTTATAGACAGTTGAATTAACACTTGGTGCTAATGCAGGTTCAGAACCTGTAAAAGTTAAAGTGAATCCACTTCTATCGCCCTGTGCAGTACCTGTTCCGGCAGTTCCTGCAGTAACATCTAATCCTCTTGTTTTACCAAGATACCAATATGTTCCATTACTATCTCTAACTACTGCCACTAAACTATTTTGTGCCAATAACAAGATTTCATTTCTTGTTGCAGTTTGTAATTTATTTAAAACTATTTGTAACTCCTGTGCGTAAAATACTGTGCCATTTTGAACATTAGCAGTAATAGTTTGATTCATCATTGATGTATCTTTTACTTGCTCATACTTCCAAAATCTTTTACCTGATGCTTTAGTTAGTGCAGTTATTACACCACTTGCTTCGGTTGTCGCAGATACATTCGCAGCTTCTGTAAGATACACCTCAACGACACCGCCTAAACTATCTCGGCAATCTAAAGTATATCCTTGTGTTAATGCACACGCCATTTTGCTTGAATTTATTAATTTAAAAATAGGGGGGATTTTACACCCCCCTTAATATTATGCTAGGATAAACTTCACAACCTCATCTGGGAATGCAATGTTAGTACCTATCTTGAACTCTGCCATAAATCTTACGCTGTCAGCTTCTTTAGCAAAGAAGATTTCAAACTTCTCCTCTTCGTTTAATAAGTCTGTACCCAAGAACATATTGCTCAATCTTGATGCGTAGATCTTATTTGTGCCATTTAAACCTTGAACCGCTACAACTTTAATAGGTGTACCCGGTAATGTAAACTCGCTATCTGACTTACCATCAAATGCGTAGTTAAACATATTAGCGTTTTTCAATGCAATAGTGTAAGTTCTAAAAGAATCCATACCGCAGAAGATAGTCATATCTTCAGCAGCTACAACCTTTGCAGGAATAGCTTTATAGATGCCATCAAAAATTGAAATTACATTACTTGCTACAATACCTGTTCCTGTACTAATAGGCGCAGTTGCAATAAAAGCTACTACATTTGCAGCTACTACTCCTGATGCAGCACCAATCAATTTAACTAAACCATCAAATTGCTTTAAGTTAGTATCTCCTGAACCTGTATCGCCTTGCCATAAAGCAGTCTCTACTTGAGAAGCAATAGTTTTAGCTTTTTTCTCGCTATATTGTTGCTCAAAAGGAATTGAATCATATTGGCTTCCTGTTGGTAATGCTTTTTGTAAATAAGCAGTCTCTAAAGATTTAGGACATAATGATTCTTGTACTTTAATTTTTCCAACAGTTACTGTTCTTTGAGTAAAAGTTGTTGCTCCTGATGCGTTAAATCCGCAAGTACCACCTGCTTGAAATATTGCATCGGTCTCCATAATGTTGATTGTCTCTGCAGACTTTACACCAATCATTACATTTCCTGCACTCTTAATAAGAGAAGCAGTTTTTGCACCTAATACAGATGAAGTAACCAATAAGGCTTCATTTTGTTCTGTGTATGCTGATAATGCTGAAATGTCAAATGCCATTGTTATTAATTTTTATTTGTTTAAAATTGCGTTTCTAAATTTGTTAATCCTCTGTTCTTTAATATCATTTGTTGATACATAAGCCTTAAATGAATTAGGCTTTTGAACAGGATCTGCGGTTGGGTTAACTGAAAGTGCTTCTATTAAAGATGCTACTGATTCAAAACCTTGCTTTACCTTACCTTCTAATTCATTGTACTTATCTTGCATACTTTGAGTAGCTGCCAATAGTTCATTAAACTTATTAGCTAACTCATTGTATTTCATATCTTTTTCTTTTTCTGCCTCAACTTCCTCTGGTACTATTTCCTCAACCGGTGCTTCTATTTCTACAATAACACCTGTTTCATCTAATACTACCTTTGAGCCATCTGCTAATTCGTGTTCTCCTGTTGGTGCATTGCTGCCATCTTCCAATGTAACTTTGCCGCCAACTTCTAATTTATCAATCATTACTTTAGTTCCATCTGCTAAAGAATACTCCATCATCTCAACCTTTGCTTCACTTGGAACAACAGGTTCAGTCATTGGTGCATCTTCAAATAATGCCTTGATTTTTAATATCGCTTCTTGTGCGTTCATACTTTTTTTATTAAATAGTTAAAAAATAAATTGTTTATCACTTAACCTCTGATAATATCTTTTTGATACTATCCATAAGTGATGCTGATTGCATAACCTTTTTAGGTTTATAGTTAAATAAGCCTTCTACTGAAAACCCTTTTACCTTGCCATCTTTAATCATTTGCCATACCTCTTCATTATCTACCTTAAAGCTACCAAACCAAGAACCATCTGGCACATCCTCAAAACCCTTCATTGGCATAATACCCCTTGACTTATCAGTAATAAAACTCTCAAACATTGTTAATCCTTCTACAACTGATCCGCTATCGTGCATTAGATTTACATTGTTTTGATAGCCTTTTTTGAAAAACTTTTGTGCAATTTTAAATATAGTGTCTTTAGTAAATGCCACATAATAATCCCCATAAGTAGCATCGCTGCGAAAAATAGGTATATCAGCCAACATAATAGCTCCACTAATAATGCGCTTGTCCTCGCTAATAATATCAAAGGCTTGTTTTTCTTTAAAAGCATACCAATTTTTTTGAATAGCCGGTTTATCAACTAATGCTATATAATCAACCTGTGAATCATCCTCAACATCATCTGTAATGTCAAGCATATAGATAGGTAATTCTTTCTCCATAATCTTAAATAGTTTTAATTTGTTTATTTATCGCTTAACTAAATCTTGCCCTTTGTCTAATAGCTGCCATCCTTTCTTGATTGCTTGTTACATCTGTCTCAATTACATAAGCCCTTACTGCTTGATTGCCTATATCATTTATTGTTTGTCTGCTTAAATTTGTAGTTGCAGCCTGTGGAAGTTCTGGTGTCATAGGCGCAGCCATTGTTGGCATACCGCCACCGCCAAACCTACCCGGTATTTGTACGGATGCTATTGATTTAACAGTTTTAATACCTGTTGCAATAATAGTCGCAACATTTAAAACTTTTGCAATTACATCAAATGGGGATGGTAAAGTTGACTTTTGCTTTAATGCTTCTGATGCACCTTGATAAGTATTTATAGTTGCAGTTGCTATTCCTAATGCTTTACCTGCTGCGGTTTCTCTTCCAACAAAATCAGATAATTGAGACATAGCAACCATACTTTCATTAATCTGTGCTTTTTTTGTTTCTAATTTTTCAGCATCAATTAATTTTTCAGCATCTGCATTTTGTTTATTTAATTCTTGCCCTTTTGTAAATGCAACTGCCTTATCAGCTAACATTTTACCTAATCCATTTTTATTGCTTTGTACTAATAATTCTTGTTGCTTATCTGCATCTTTCTTATCATTCTCTGCTTTATCTTTTTTTGCAGCTTCATCAATATCTGATAAACTTAAACCTTTTTGTAAACCTTTTTTTCTTTTTTCATAAGCAGCCAACTCATCATCAATGGCTTTCTTTTCTTTTAATGCTGCTGCAACTGCTCTTTTTTCAGCAGCCTCTTGACCTTCTTTTCTTATTCTTGCTTGGTTTTCAAGTGCTGCAACTTGACCATCTGTATTTATTTTATTAATCTCATCAGAACTATCCTGTGCTGCTTTTGCATCTTTGCTATAAACATCTTGATAATGTCTTTGATGTGATTCAGCTCTTAATTTTCTATACCTTTGTTCAATATTAAATATTTCTTGTTCACTTGCACCTTTTGCTTTTGCTCTAGCAATATCTAATTTTTCTTGATTTTCTAAAAATTTAATCTCTGAATCTAATTGTATTTTTGCCCCCTCTGCTATTTTTTTATTTAACTTATCTTGTGCTGCTGCCGCATCTTCTGTTGCATTTTTAAATTTTAAAAATGCCTCAACAGCAAATCCTATTATTATAATTAATGCTCCAATACCTGATGCAATTAAAGCTATTCTAAATGCTTTCATTGCTGCGGTTGAAGCACCTACCGCAGTAGTTGTTGTTACAGTTGCAACCCCTTGCTCAACTGTTGCAACTGTTTGTGCTTCTGTTGCAACTGTTTTTGCTTCTAATGCAATAATATTACCTGCAACTGCAACTTTTTCATTTCCTAATACAAAATTATATGCCGATTGAAATAATGTAGTACTTTTTATTACCGCACCTAATTGTTTAAAACTATCAACTGCTTCTCCAACCGATTGCAATCCTTGTGAAATTGCCATAGCAGATTGAACCTTTAATAACATTTTTTGAGCATCTTCTGATTCTGCGCCTAGTAATCCCATTGCACCTTGAACCGCAGCAAAGCCACCTGCCACACCTGATAAAGATGCAGTTAATGCTTTAAACTTTGCATCTGGATTAAACGCATCTGTTAATGCTTTTGCATCCCCTATCTTATCTTTTAATTCTCCTGCTCTTTTTGCTGCTTCAATAGCCTCTTTGGATGTTGCTCCAAACTTATCAGATAATGCAGCTACTTCCGCCTGTGCTTCTTTTAATTGGCTTTTTAATGAACCAAGTGCCTTACCGGCTTGACTTGTATTTACATTAACATTAAGATCTAAATTTTGTGCCATTAGTATTCGGTTTCAATTACTTTTAATAAACTTATTTTTGTTGTCTTGTATTCCATTGGGTTAAACCCCTCTACTTTATTTAATCTGTATAATACTCCATCAATCCATTTGTAGCTGCTAAAATCCAAATTCATAATATCAATAGTATTTAATAAAGCTGAACAAGTTAATAGCTTACTATTCTTGCTCGTTATCTCTGCTATATATTCGCTATAATAAGCATTGAATAAATTAGTTGTTGGATAGGTAGTTGCAGTAAATTGCAGCTCATTAGGTACTCCAAAATTAATATCGTTTGTTGGTGTATCTGGATTGTCTAAATGCCCACCATATCCATAATCGGTGTTTGTACTTAATACAGTTGCATCGTTTAATATAGTCCAACTTGCTTTGCCTGTTATCTTTTTAGCTTGTAATATTCTTATCACGCTATCCATTGCATTCTCTTTTGTGTTATTATCAGATACCTTATAGATTGCAGGATATATTTTATCTGTGCCTGTCTTTTGATATAAAACACTCGGCGCAAATATTACTTCAACACTTTCTGTATTTTTACTAAAATCATAAGCAGTATCGTATATCCTGTCACCATAGCTCTCATTATATTTTTTCTTATAATTCTCATTGTAAAAATCATTATCCTCTTTAAATTTGTAATGGTAATATCTTGCATTAAGTTCACTCATTGGTTTTATGCTCAATGGCTTTGCCCTATCTATTTTGTTAGTCCAATCTTCTGCATCTGTACTCGTTGATGGATAAAAATCTATGTATGGTTTTATAAGTATTTTCTTTTCATCCCAAGTATCATCATATACATACAAATTAAATAACTTACATATACTTAAAAAAAAGTCTCTTTGAAATATCCCTTTAGGTATTGTATTATTTATTTTAATTGTCTCTGCATAATTTACAGGTACTATATCAGATGTGGTTGTTGTAATATCAAACCCTGATGAACTTAAACTATTAAATGTATATGGTTGACTTCCTAATGACCAAGCAATTTGTATTCTAAAAGTATCGTTTACTAGAATTGTATTTGCACTTATATTAAAATTAGCTTGAAAATAATTACCTGCAAACCCTACTCCCATACTATATGATGCAATAGCTACTCCATTTTTTAATAAATTCATTGTTGCATTCTGTCCAACTTCCCATTCTCCGTTTACATTGAAATCAATATTAACTACTTTTGTTGAACCTGTATATGTGAATAGTGTATTGCTAGATGTTAAAGTAAAATTACCTAAAGTAAATGTGCCAAACTCTAAAAAAACCTCAACCGCAGTACCTATATATGTTTGGTCTATTGGATAAGCATCTAATTGCAAATTAGTTGAATTTGATAAAAATGCTTGATTATGTGGTATAATTAATCTATTGTATAAAGCTAAATCCCCTGCACCTAAATCTAAAGTATATGTGTAATCAGTTCCTTCAAATATCTTTTCAATATATTCAGCTACAAATAAAGCAGGTCTAAATGCTTTAAACTGAAAGTCTTTTTTAGCTACTCCATAAAGCCCTGTACTTACATTACCATAATCAATCAATGGATAATAATACCCAGATCCGGTAATGCTATCCCAACTTGCTGCAATATTAGCAACATTATAAGTATGGTCGTATGCACTAAAATCTAAATTTTCCAATCTGTCATTCCCTAATGCAGTTATAAATCCACCTAGTTCTCCAAATACAGAGCATTGATACTCTATTGTTTTATTGTCAACAACAATTTCAAGGATTCTTAATGTGCCTTTAAATATCTGTACCTTGTCAATAAATATTCTACATTGTGCTGCTTTTGCTGCATTAAAGTTATAGTTAACATTTGGCAAAGTATCATCTGTAAAATTAGCACTACCCATATCAAAAATGAATCCAAATATTTTATTATTTGTTGCAGTTCCTGTTATAGATATTGTTTTACTAAAGCTAGTATTTTTACTACCAAAGTCCGTAATATCATCAATAGTATATGTAAACTCTGTACTAATATCCTGAACTAGATCTAATCTATTATCTTCAATATATATCTCTGTGCTTATCATTTATCTAAATTGGCTTGTTGTATATTTACCTACTTCAATTTCAATCTCAAAATTAAATAGCTTGTCGCTTATCTCTAATTTGTATTCATAGTTAGTATCGCTTATTACTACCGGAAAGTATGCCCCCTGATATTCCATATAGCAAATACTACTTGCTACTAATTGCGCTAACCATTCGTAATCCTGTTGGCTAACCCAATCGCTTATTAGCTTGTATTTATCTTTGTGCTGAATAGCGTAGTTTAATGTAGTCTCATTGTATTTATTATATACATCAATATTAGTCATAGTGTTACCACTTAACTGCCAATCGTTCCTTCTATATGATGCCCTTTGAAATTCACTTGACCTTTTATTTACTAATGCAAATTTCATAGTGTCCCAACCGCCTAGCCTATTAAGGAAGTGAAGATTGTACTGCCTGTATTTAGGGTAGCACTTTTGAACAAACTTTAACTTTCTTGATTCCGCAACTCCTAATTTTAAATATACATTATAGCCATAAGTATTCTCATCAATTAATGTTAAACCCGCCCAATCGTTTATATGAGCTGCCTGTAAATTAAATATATTCATCTCCCCAGATAAAGTAATATTAGCACTTGCAGTTGATACAACTGAACCGCTATTGTTTACCACATCTACAAATGCCTTGTAGCTACCGGCAGTTATTTTTAAATATGTAGCATAAAAATTATCTCCATACTCAATCGTGATATTTTCATTATCCCTTTCTGTAATCCAATCATCTGTAAAGTTTTCAAGCAATAGGTTATCGTAATAATTAGATAACACTAATGGTGTATTGTTATTTGTAAAGAATATATCAGCAAATAATGGTGGGTAATAATTATAAGCGTTCAATGCCCCAGATGCTAAATTGTAATTGCTTATAGATCCACTTGCGGTATTATACTCCTCGCCTATCTTAATAGTGTAATCAACTTTAATTTTATCATTGGATGAAACTAGGATTGAATTACCACTTGGTTCAAAGTAATTAGTAACATAAGCCCTAACCACAGGGCTTGAATTATAAACTCCATAGCTACCTTCCGCAGAAGGGGATGGGTATATTTTTGTCCTGCTTACCTGTGCATTGTTTATATAAATATCATATATAAACTTAAATGAAGTCTGCCCTACATTTGTAGAACTTGCTACAAACCAAAGGTCATCGTGCATACTGCTATATGTCGCAGGGCTACTTTCTATTGTTATTGCCATCTTGTAATTCTTTACCTATTTGTTTAATTTTTATTTCTACATCAAAACCTAATGCAGCATTCATAATCTTTTGAAAGTCATTGCCAAATACCTCATCCGCAGCTTTATCAAAGTACCTTGTTGACCTTAATCCCTTTGTATGGATAGATCTAGCAATGGCATAAGCCAAAGACTTTTTGCCCTCAATAGCTTTTAATTCTACTCCTAGCTTATTGTATTTTTTTACTGCAACTGTTTTAAGTTTGTTGTATTTTAACCAACCTTCTACAACTGAAACAGGAATAGATTTTTTTGTACTCTTAAATGAGTATGGGGTTTTACTATCTGCCTTCTCATTCTTTGTTCCCTTTACTCCCTGATTGACATAATCCCAATACTTTGATGCCGGTTCACTTTTAGGGTAACCCATTGACAAAGTGTATAAAGTACCAAACTGCGTAAACTCAACCCTTATGTCGCTAATATCCCCAGATGCTATTGATTTGTTTTTATTAAGATTCTCTATTGCTTGTTTTTGAAACTCTGAACCATATTTAACCAAGATAGCTTCAATTACAGGTAAATCGGTATCATTCCCTTTTGCCTCTCCTAATGAAGCTAAAAAGCCATCTGCTATCGCTTTTGCCTGTGCTTGACTAATACTCATAAAACTAAATAGCAGGACAGGATCTAAATACCGCACAAAAAAAACCCCCTCCGTAATGGAAGGGGAAACTATAACTGTCTATGTAACTCCCTATCATAGTCTGCTTTTGCTTTTAGATAGGCTAGGGAATTTAAACTCTCTATTGTGGATCTGTCGTAAACTTCCTCAACTCTAATATTTTCGTGGTCGGCAATAAGTTTGGCTGAATAATGCCATCCAAAATACTGCATAAATTTGTTACCATTTGGCTGCTCTGCTCCATTGTCTGCCCTGTCATCATCATCTTGGTTACCAAATAATCCTTTGTAACTTCTATCCAATTTCTGTAAACTTGATAAAAAAAAACCAACGAAAAATAAACATCTGTAAAGTTAGCTGCTAATATATCCTCTGCGTAATCTTCGTGCATACCGGCATCATACTTATCATCTACCCATCTGCCATACCAAGTACGCTTCTGTGGCATTACCATTGTTGCCCCTAGCTTATGTAAGTTGGCATATATATCTCCTACAAATGCTTTCGTTTCTACATACCTACCAAATGGCATTTTTGTTATATTATAAATAGGTCTGTACCTTTTGCCATTAACTTTAATAATCTTAACCGGCTTACCCTCTGGAAGCTGATTCAAGAACTCTAAATCTTTTAGCTTTGCTTTATAATCCTCTTGTAATAATGAATCTACTTGGTTGTCTGTCATATTGTAAACTAATGCAATTAGCTTAAATGATTTATCTATATCATCCAAACTCTTATCAGATAAGGCTTTTACAATATTTTGGTATTGCCAAACAGTTATATCATTCCATCTCATAGCACGAAGTTACTAAAAGTTCCTCAATATCTGATTCTAATACCTCATCTATTTTATTTAAGATCTCTGCGCAGGATATTGGGTTACCTGTCTTGCATTGCAGCTCAACCCATTCTCTTAATTCAAGTAATTGTTTCATAGCTTATTTGTTTATTATATTTTCATCATCATCAACTAATGGTGCATTAAGCATATCATAGCCTAACTTAAACCATATTAAAATTAAGCAAATCAAAGTAATTATTATTGCCATTACATTTTATTTATTGAAATAGCCAAATCGTAACAAGCTACTAATGTTTTATAAACTAATGTTTCCTTATCTTCTATTTTATCCATTTGCTTTTTTAAGGCATATATATATAAATCTAATTTATTCATAATATGTTTTTTAATCCATCCATTTATAATGTGTACGAAGATGCCAAAATCTATGCTTTAATACTTCAACAATAATACCCCATAAAGTATCTGCTTCGTAGCTTCCGGCTTTACAAGTTAGTTTAAATTTTGCTTTCATCTGTCGGTGTTTAAAATAAAATACTTTGGTGTTGGATTCTGGTTTACTCTCCTTAATTGTAATTCTAGTTCGCCAATGCGTTTTTCTAGCTTTACAATTTTTTCAATAAGCAGATCCTTCTCCCATTTGTCTAAAATAGCCTGTCTTAATTCGTAGTTAGTTTTCATAAGTTTTCAATTAAAGCGGTTAATAATAAAGCAGCAGCCATAATATACCAAAACCATTTGCTTGATAAACTTTCGGCTTGATACTGCTCGTTTCTTTTTTCCTGTGTAGTTTTTAATTTGTTCATATTGTTTGTTTTGTTATATAAATATACTACTTATATCCATATTATATACAATTTACTCAACTATTTTTAAAGTATTTTTTAACTCTTTGTAAACCAATAAGTTACGCAAATGCGTATCTGCCAGATCCTCGCTTGTGATTGAAGTTTTGCCATGCCATAGCCAATGCTACTACGCAATCATCGTGGAAGCCGGTGGGAGCTGAATAGCGTACTCCGTTAGCGGTAAACTGATATTCAAATACATCTAGCTCATCACTTATTACCCCCTCTGGGAAGCCTATTTTATTCTGTTGTATAGCAGTTGCTAATCCTTCCATTAACTGTTGTTTGCTTTGGCTTGTAAACTTTAGCCCTTCAATAGCCATTCCTTCCCTAATTAGATCCTCAATGATAGGATCTCCTACACCTGTGCTATCTGCTAATATGGGCGCAATAGGAAGCCTCTTAATAGTTTCTTTAGTATTATGCCAATCCATTTGGAAGCGGTCAAAATAAGCCACATTGCCCTCTTTATCAAGCCCTATGATAACTGTCCAATCTACTGACTTTGCTAGATCTATTCCATAGCAAACAATTTGCTGACTTGTAATTGGTCTCTGACATAGTTTTATAAATGCGTTCCCAAATGGGTTTGCACTATTTTCGGAAGGGTTAGCCATATACTCCTGTTCAAATACAACTGCCGGTAACTGTTGCTTTGCATCCTGTATTTCTTTATGGTTAATATAGGGATTGTCATAGGTAGTAAACTTGTAGCTTTCCCATTCGTTTTCCCCTGCCTTCATAAACAAGCTATAAAAATAATTCTTACCTCTGGGTGTTGATAGAAATATTGCCCTACCTTGATAATCAGTTAGCGTTGGTCTTATAGAAGATAACCATCCTTGTTCAAGATCTGGTATAAATGCAGCTTCATCAATTATAACTAAATGAAATTTGCGACCTCTTAAATTATCAAGCCTTTCCCCTGTAAAAAATTCTATCGTTCCCCCATTAGGGCAATATATTTTTAGGTTGCTTATATTGTTTCTAAATCCTAATACTGTTGTTAGCTTCTCAAAAAATGTCTTGGCTAGTTTATAAGTAGGTGTAATATATGCAACAGTTCCCCCTGATTCAATAGCCGGATCTAATGCAGTCTTTAAACAAAGGATTTGACTTAACTCTGATTTACCAAACCGCCTTCCGCACATAACCACAATAAATCGCTTTGTGCAATCCAATATTAATTGTTGCTTATTATGTGGCTTTGGTATCTCAATTCTCATAATATAGTTTTGCCTTCAACAAATACTATCTCAATTTTATTATCTGACTTCATATCTATTTGTTCCTTTGGCTTACCATAAACTCTTGTCATTAAAGTTTCTAAAGAATACAAACTACCCTTCTGCAAACTTTTATTCATAGCATTAGCAATAGTCTTTTCCATAATTGTTGCACTTGGGTTTTTATAAACCGCATTAAGCTCATCCATATCCATAGACATCATTGCCTGTATCGTGTCGTTTATCTCGCTTAATTTATAACCCTGTTCTTTTAATAGGCTTACATACTTTCTAGGTCTGCCATTAGGGTTTCTTATTTCTCCTTTCTGAACCGGTATTAAATTTTGTTCGTTTGCCATATTCTCTTATTTCCTTCTTTGTTATTTTAATTCCCAATTTGTTGTTAATCTTTGTTTTGAATAATCTATTATCCTATTTTTTAAATCCCCACTATAAGGAGTATTTCTGCCAAAACTTTTGCAAATCCAATTTTTATCTTTTTTTAATCCAAACATTAAACTAGGTGCAGATGTTACAATTGTAAACCTCCAGCCATTATTTTTATAATATTTGCCTATTTCATTTAAAAATCTAATTCCTATTCCAAATCCTTGATAATCAGGTAATATTACTAATCTATGTACTTTTTTTTGATTTTTTACTTTTGGATGTGGAAAATGCAATACGCTGCAATATCCAGCTAATTGATTATTTATAAATGCTAAATATACTAATGCAGCATTATTATGGGTATGACTTAAATAATGATGTTTAGCAAAGATTTTCCATATTGACTTATCTGTTGTTTGGAATATCTCAAATTTAATGTCTGGTCTATTTTTTTTTTGCCCATCGTTTGAACGAAAGGTCATAGAATCAGTATCAAATACCCAATCAGGTAACAACCAATCTTCTACATCATAATGACAAGTAACTGCTATAAACTGTTTATTTGTTTTCTTTATTGCTTTTTGCATAGCAAATGAACCAATTTGAGCAACATTCCTATCAACTACGCTTGTAAATTCATCAAATACAAATAAATTTTGTTCATCTAATATAGCTCTTGCTAGATCTACTCTCATTTTTTCTCCATTAGACAATACAGAATAAGATTTTAACCAAGATGGTGGCGAACTAAAACCAACTGAATTAAATGCTTTTGTAATATCTTCAACTGAACAGTCTTTAGGCATATCATCCAAAATTGTTTCTGCGCTATATTGAAAATTAGTTATATATGAATCAGGAAATAATTGTTTTGCAATGGTTGTTTTACCACTACCACTTTTACCTACAATTAAACCAATTTTCCAATTATCTTTAATATCAATATTGCCCTCAAAATGTTCTTTTATTTGATTAGATTCTAAATCAAACTTTCCCATTATTGAGGCAACTCTAAAGGTTTTTTTAGGTTCTGCTGTTTTTACAATGTTAAAAGTCGGCATTCGTAGTTTTGTTCAATTAGTTTATTATAGGTTTGTTCTTGTTCTACTTCATCTTTACAAATAATTTCAATCTTAAATTCTGATTTTAATTTATCACTTAAATCTTTTTGTTCTTGTTCATCTATAAAGTTAGGTATATCTAATCCCCAATCCGTTAACTCCTGTTCATCCCAATTATTTGCTAAATCTGACCAATCCCATTCTCCATATCCTAAATTATCTTTTATGATAAATTCTTTTTGTTGCTCTTCTGTCCAATCTACCATCTGCACAGGTGCTTCCTTCCAACCTACTTCCTTCATTGCTTTTAATCTCATATTGCCACCAATGACAACCATATCCATATTTACAACAATAGGTCTAACATCTGCCATCTCTGGGAACTTCTCAATGCTTGTAACTAACTTTCTAAACTTGTCATCTTTTAATATTCTTGGATTGTTTGGGTTAGCTTTTATCTCGGTAATCTTAACGACCTTGACCGCGATAGTTGGTTTCTTTTCTATCATTTTTATTATGGGATTTTTTATACTTACCTCGTTTCCTTTTTCCAAAGTTAACTTTAATTGAATCACTTTTAACTTTTGCCATCTAATTTTATTTTATGTGCATTTAATAATAGCTCAAAATATCTAGTTTTGTCTCCGTATTCAATATGGCAGGATCTACAAACCGCCATTAAGTTTTCAATCTTATCTGCATCTTTGCTTCCCCCCATCCCCCTTCTATGTATGTGATGAATATCTACTGCTTTGCTTCCGCATACTTCACAAGGAATAAAATCCTCGCCTATGTAACCAAAATGGTTCAGATATATTTTAGTATGGTTTTTTATTTTAAATCTTCTTTATGGTATAAATACTCGCTATCTTCTGTATGTACTGCGCCTGTCATTAATTTACCTGCTTCTTTATGCGTTTCTCCTGTCCATAATTTACCATCCTTTGTGTAATGTGGAACTCCAACTTCAAACTTTTGTTTATCAATTTGTTCAAGTTTATTTATAGCCCATTCTATTCCTGATGTTCCACCCCACGCATCCCACATTAATCCACCGCAGCCTTCTGAATATGGTACATCTTTATATTGTTGATGCCTTTTAAAAGATGCCATTCGTGCAATCGTGTCTCTTGATATTGCTTCTTTTTTTGCTAATTGGTTTGCCCTTGCTTTGCCAACAGGTGTACCGCATTCACCCCATCCATTTTCATCTGCCCATTTTAAAGCCTTTTTTGCATTATTACTAGCTGCCTCTGGATAGTCTTTATAACCTTCAGCCATTGATATTTTAATAGCAGCCCATACACTTTCAGCCTTTTGTTCTGTGTCATAAATACAACCGCCTTGTCCTATTCTGTATTTTCCGTTTAAGCATTTATATATTGGCATTGTCTATTAATTTATTATAAATAGCAAATCTTTGCTTGTTTACATCGTGTAAGTTAAAGTGCGTATTGCAATACTTATACAACTGCTCCCCCATTTCTTGCCTTGCTTGTTTGTCATTGGTTAAAAGTTTAATCCAATAATACCAATCCTTCTGGCTATTTACATAACATACCGGCATATCTTTATAGGGATGCACATTTGAGACAATCGCAGGATTATGCTTTGCTGCGGTCTCTAATATCTTTAGGTTTGATTTCATCCTGTTAAAGCTAGTATCTAGTAAAGGGATTAAACTCACATCACTATCTGCATAGGCAGCCATATATTTAGTAACCTCATTGTAATTATAAATCATTGGATTTAGCTTTAGCCCATTGGTAAAAGCTACTATCATTTTATCCCATACAGGTTTCTCTCCATCATTGTAACCGGCTATAACTGTCTTAATAGGAAAGTTTATACGCTTCATTGGGAATCTTAATATCTCTATATCCCTTTCGTGCGTTCCGCTACCTGACCAAAAAAACCTAACTAATTCACTTTCAATTTTATTATCTTGGAACTGCTCTTCTCCATAGGGTATCGCATTAGGTATAATCTCAACGCTTTTGTTTATTTCGTATATCTCTGTGGCTAACCTTTCGTGTGTGCAGGTGCATAAATCTGCTATCTCTATATATGATAATATTCTATTTGTTACATCATTATCTTTATAGCTTTGATTTAATATATGCGAAGGATCTAGTTGCCAATGGTCATCATTATCTACTATTAACTTAAATCCATACTTATCTCTCCACGCTTCAATCTCGCTTACAGGATGCGATAGCATTCTATTCATAATAACCAAATCAAACTTATGTTCTAATATCTCATCATTTATTACATCCGTAATCAAGCAATAATCTTTTCGCATATTAACCAATGGCATCATTATTCTATGATAACCTACACCGCTATACTTACTTGTTAAAGCTAAAATTCGCATCTAATCTTTTTTTCATTGTGATATATTGGTTGATACTTTTCCCAAACTGCCTGTGCTTTATTTAGGCTTTCATCTTTCATTGCCCTGTATTCTGATTTGTTTCCAACATCGTGTCCTATATGTTCTGATTTTAAATTAGGCACATAATAATTTACATATCCTGCAATGGTTGCCCTTTCTGCAAAGTCTCTATCTTGCATTCCATAGGGATCATATTCAATGTTATAACCGCCTATCTCTTTAATCAGATCCCCAGAGATAAAATTATTTCCAAAAGGTGTATGCGTTTTATGTACTCCATCCTCTAAAGGTGGCAAATCTTCAACGCAGTATATTCCAATAATACCTGTCTTTGGTATGCTTTTATAAAAAGTAACCCAACTTTGTAGCCAATTTTTAGGTAATAAAATATCATTAGCCATTACACAAACTGCATCGTAATCTTTTGTCAATGATAGCCCTAAATTAAATCCTGCTGCTATCCCTCTTTTATGTTGCGACCAAGTAGCAAAATGCCATTTATATAATTTAGCAATATTAAAAAACTGCTCTTCTGTGCTTCCGTTATCTATTAAAAAACAATCAGCATTGTAACCGGCATTGTAAAAGTTTTGCTCAATTACTTGCTTTGCTAGGTGCTGCCTGTCAAGGCTTAAAAAAATTATTGCTATTTTCATTTTAAATTACTTCCGATTTTTTTAGCAGGTATTCCTGCATATTTACCAAATGCCTCTGAATGTCCTTTAAAAAATGCTGATGCCCCTATCATACAACCCTCTTCAATTACTGCCCATTGATGTAATACTGCGTTTAATCCTATATTACTATTTTCTTTTATGATTGAATGCCCACCTATTTTTGCACCGCAGCTTATTGTAACTCCGTTTTTTATTACGCAATCGTGTCCAATATGTGCGTGTTTCATAATGAAACAATCATCTTGTATGTATGTTAAATCTTCTGTACCGGCATCAATAGTTACAAGCCCTGTGATTATATTGTTATTGCCTATGTAAACCTTACCTTTTTTTAAACCTATATAAGAATAAAATTTACCTTCTGGATCTGTATCAAACCAATATTTTTTGTACTCTGCTAAATCTCCAATAATGCAATAAGCACCAATGTAGTTATTATCTCCTAGTTCAACATTTTTGCCAATGATAGCGGTTGGGTGTATTATGTTAGCCATTGTTTTCGTGATAAGTGTATAAAGTTTTTATCATATCCATTTTACAATTACCGCACCATATTATGCAGATGTAATTGCTATCAATATATTTTCTATAAATTGCTTCATAGCTTTTAAGTATGTTTAATTCAATATTCCTAATATAACCATTTTGAACTGTGTGCCAATTATTAATATGCTCATTCATAAAATCTTTATCAGCTATTTCCATACATTAGTTTGTTTAAATAAAATTCAGCTATTGCAGAAAAAACTCCACTTACAAACATAACAGTTGCAATATTTAAAATTAATTCAGGTGTATATAAAAATAAGATTCCCACCCACGCGGATAAACAGGATACGCACGAGAATGGCTTATAATTAATATTCCATTTGATATGTAAGCGGTGTATATAATTAAAGAATAATGATGCACATATTGATGTTAAAATTACTTGAATCATTTTTTAAGGTTTTGTTTTAATTCTTTTTTGGTTTTATGCAAAGTTCTTATAATACTCATATAGGGTATGCCGGTTTTTCTGCTTAACTCTTTTGCGTTCTTTTTAAAATCAATAGCATATAATTTTAATATCTCTTTATGATACCAATGCAAACCCTCCATTTTCTTTTCCATCCTATCAACTAGATCGCTTTGCTCATCCTCAACTTTTGCGCCTGTATCAATATACTCTGTATAATTCCTATAATTTTTATAAAAAGAACTTCTATCTGATTTTATCATATTGAGCATTGTTCTTACTATGTAAAACTTTAACTCGCATCTTTGATACATACCTATCAGCTTCTCCTCATCCATTTCGCAAAGAACTAAAAAAACTTCTGCCTTTAAATCATAGCGTAACTCCTCTGGCTGCATCTTATTAAAGGCTTCATCTACCTCTTTACTATTCCAAAATTGCTCTATAATTTTACTTTTGACCATTCAACTAATACAGGTTTGCCATCCTGTTCGGTACAAATATAGACTAAACATTTACATTTACAAGCATCAGTAAATCTCTCAATCTGTTCCTTGCTTAACTTATCTCCTATTTTTTTTATCTCAACTGCTAAATATCTGCCTTCGTTTGTGTACCCTTGTAGATCTGCCCAACCCTTTTCAATCGTTCCTTTTCGCTTTCCATAGGGTATATTATTAACTCTGTTTAATCGGTAGCCTAAATACTCAAAGTTATTTTTAGCCCACTTTGTTAATTCGTTTGCGGTAATATCCATTCTTGTATTTTTGATTTAGCCCTGATTAAATGCTTTGGAACAAGTATTGCTCTTTTACTTTCCGTATCTCCATTACCTATAAACCTAACCGCTTTCAGCTCATTCCAAATTATAATATCTTTTATATCAATAGGTTTTATATACATTAATTCAAAGCCATCATAGAATATCCAAAAGTCTGACTTTGTAACAAACAGGGCAGATGGTTTATTATACATCTCAATCTCTACAACAAAGTTGCCGGTATAATTACTTTTTTTGTCAAACTTAATCTCAATCTTTAATTTCTTTTCAGGTACATAAATATCATAGTCCTTGAAATATCCTTCTACTTTATAAGCCAATGGGTATTTTTCTTTAATAATTTCAAGTATCATATACTCAATATATTCCCCAATCTTTAATGATTTATGAAACTCTGACATTTTAAAATGCTTTTATAATTCCTTCCTTTTTTTTATCACTATATCTTTTTTGGTTTGCCCTCTGGCATTCTAAACATAAACAGTATATACCGCTTATAGTTCTATGGTCTTTTCTAAACTCCTCCAATGCCTTCTCTTTTTTGCACTTCGTACATTTTTTCATAAAACTCTTTTTCAAATATTAATAAATTTTTTTCCTCAACACATTCTATATAACCACGATAATAGTTTTTAAAATCTTTAGTATAGCACCATTTTAAGCTGCCATATTCTCTATATCTAATCTGCCACATCTTCAAAGTATTTAACTAGTACACGAGCAATTAAATGCCGGATTGAGATCTGATAAATCTTGTCCTTTGAATAAATCATTTTGTGCATAGTTTAATAATTGTTTGTAGGTTGTATCTTGAAAGTATGTATGTCCTTTGCCTTTTAATTTACTTAATTCCTCATCTTCAATCCATTCGTTTGCTAATTCAGGATATGACCTTAAAATATTTATTATTGCATTTTTACCTTTAAGGAAACATAAAGTGCAGTTTCCTAATATAGCAGAGATTTCCAAAGTATAGGGTTTTTTACTCCAATAGTCATTTACTTGTGCCTTATCAATACCTTGTTCGTATAAAGGAAATACAGGATAAATATAGGCTTGTCGTTTCTCATATCCTTTAACCCTGCGTTCTTCATCTGCTCTAAATCCTACCATCCATTCATAATTTTGTTTACCATAGTTTGCCCTTAACCATCTTTTTGCAGTCTTTATTTTAAGTTCAACTGTGCAAATTCTTTTTACTCTATTAGGTATTGTTCTAAATTTTGTATGTTCTAGCATTCCTCTAAATCCACCTTCATAGGAAATCCTTATTACAGGTATTTTTTCGTAAGCCTCAAAGTCATTTATAAATTTATAAGTCTTTGGGTGCTCTCTTTTAGTATCTGCAAACAAAACAATATCACCTTCACGATAGTTCATTATTGTCATCAATGCACTTGTCTTGCCACCGCTAAAATTAATTACCCTTTTCATCTTCAAAGTATTTAACTATTGCTAATGCTTTACATTGCCTATCAAAATAATTAGGGTTTTTAATCTGCTCTTTAAATTCCTTTGCTTCTACCGGTAGCATTTTTAAAATCCTTTGACTGTTATCTGCGTTTACTATTCTCATTATTTTTTCACTCTGGGCTTTATCTATAATTAATTTACCTTGTTTTAATAAAATATCAAATACCCTATGAATATTAAATATTTTGTTAAAATCAGTTTTATAACTATTATTCCAATCATTACGAGTAAAGTCCACAATCTCATCCTCTGTTAATTTTGGCACAGGTAATTGATTTATAGGTTTTATTTGTTTCCTTACATCATTAGCTTTTGATTTATACGCATTCATTACTTGGCTTATAAACTTACCACTAAACTTTTCGTAGTGTTCCACATTACAATCTAACTTTCCCAATGTAGCTAATTTAAACGCAATACGAAACTCCTGTATTGTAAACATTGGATAGCTTGTACGAATAAAATCCTCAATAATAGAATACTCATCAGGATCTGGAAGCCTAGTTAATCCTATCAAAGTAAAAATATAAGCAAGATTTTGTTTTAAAATTACAGGGCTGACAAGGTTTAATTTATCGCCATTAAAACAAGATGCTATTTCACTCTCCAACCCATTGCTTGAGATCTGACATTCTTTTTGTACTTGCTGCGGTAGCTGATTTTGTTGTTGCATATTTATCTTTGTTTTTATTCCAAGTTAATATCCTGCGTTCAAGATTAAAAAACTTTTCTAGTTCGTATCGTAATTTACCATTTTTATCTGATTCAGTCCAATACATTAAAAAATTTTCATATTCATTATCTAATTCTAATTTGTAGGGAATAAGTTTATTTATAAACTGTTCTCTATAATCTATTATAGTTTCTTTTACTTTTATTTCCTTTTCTTTTCTTTTCTTTGCATTGCCCTCCCCAATAGCCCCCCCAATAGCCCCCCCATTTAGCCACCTATTATTTGCGCCTGTTTTACCGCTTTCGCTTAATTTCTGTCGTAATGCTAAATGATTTTGTAATCGTTCTGAATGGAACTCCCCAGATTCAATAGTAAATAAATTAAAGTTCATTAATACTCCATTAACTTTTACATCTGTGCATTGCATTTGCATTGCTAATACAGGTATTAATTCAAGCGGTAATTTACCTCCGGCACTTGCTAACTGTTCAACTAAAAACCAATAGATCCCATAGCCTTCCATACCTAGCTGATGCCTTAAAAACAAAATTTTTGTATCATTAGCAGCGTTATAATCGTGGCTAAAATAATATGAATTACTTTTCATAAATAAAAAAGCCCTCGGATTTGCAGGTAATTGCAGTACCTACGCCTCTTCGGGCAATGATTTTAAAAACAAAGGATTCTGCAATAACCCTATTTTGATACAAAGTTACTATATTTTCCAATCTCATCTTGGATTATTTCTATCTTATTTCTGTACCAATCTTCTGTAACCATTAGATCTCCACATTTTTTGATTGAATATAAGACTGTGCTATGGTCTTGTACTCCAATCTCTAAAGCTATTTCTTTTAGTGATAGCCTTGTAAAGTTCTTTAAAATAAAAGCAGCAGCCTTTCTCCCGAATACAGTTGTTTGTTTCCTGTTTTGTAAACTAATATCACATTCAAATACATCCTCAACTAATGATACTAATTTTTTCGGTGTAATGTTAATTATCTTTTCATCAGTTATTAAATTGTTTTTCTTTAATATCTTTTTAAGAATTTTTAACTGCTCTGCACTATGCCGGTAGTATGCTACTATTTCGCTATTCATTTAAAATGGGGTTTCTGTTGGTTTGTATGTGTCCTCATAAATTTGGTAATCTGGATGCTTTGATTCCTTTTTAAATTTATTCTCCCACATAGAATATCTTTGCCCATTAATGGTAAAGTTAATTACTACACCCTTGCTCGTTTCTTTTTTCCAAGCACCGATTTTGATTTTTTCTACTTCGTTCATTTGTTTATTTTTTTAATGAATAATTTGTTACATACTTTGGTTTCTTTGCAGATCCCACATTTACATTAGTGCTTATAATCTTGTACCCTTCTCTTTTAAGGTTAAATACATAAGCTGCTAATCTCATTGTTCCACACTTTCTTAATGCCTGTATAGATGTTAGGCTTCCTTTTTTTAGGTGATTAAGCACCTGTGTTTGTTGTGTCATCTTGATTTATTTGATTACTAAATACTGCTTTAATTTCGCATTTATCTTCCCATTTTTTTATATACTCTTGTAATTCAATGTAGGCTTGTGCATCATACCAAGCATAATGATAAACCTTTGCTAAAAGCATTTGCCTTTCTATTGGTATTAAATTTCTCATAAACTTTTTTTAGCTTTCTTAATATCGCTTTGGTTGTAATTAAACCCCATTGCAATTCTGTCTTTATCTTCTATCTGATTGCTTAATAGATTTACCTCTGCTTTTTTATAACTATCTATTGTGGTAATCGCTTCAATCCTTATGGCTAATTTTTCTTTTGCCTGTTCATCATAAGTAGTTGATTCAAGCATAGTCAATAGGAATAAGCGTTTATCTGCGCCAACCTCATCTTCGTGCTTATTTGTAGCATCTGAATCTTTGGTATCATCAATAGCAAATAAACCATTAAGCGCATACTTTCGTGCATAGCTTGATGCAGATCCGGTAATCTGTGCAGCATCCATTCCCTTTTTAACTTCCTCTTCTCTAGCCCACCCAGATACCTGTACCCTTTCGCCAATATCATCAAGTAGCGTTGCAGTTGCTTTTATATAAAGCCGATCTCCTACCAATACAACTTCATCACTAATAATTAAAGCAGTATTATATTTAAACAATATAGGTTTAACCGCTTCAATAATATCCTCTGCGCTTCGGTATTTATATTTACCAAAGTTGTTTGTTTGCCCTTTCGGTGCTTTTAATTCATTTTGAATTTTAAATAAGTTCATAGTTTTAATTTATAAAGTTTTCAAAGTTTTCTGACCAATCATCCATTCTTACAGAAGGTTTATATTTAACAGTTATTTTAATTTCCTGTTTGCCGGTGTACTCTTTTAATACTGCCCTTGCTTTTATCCATTTATCATAATAATCTTTTTTACGAAGGGGATGGCAGCGTTCATATTTACCTCTATATAATTCAACATCTAATAATAATTCGGCTAATTTAAAGTTCATTTGCTTGAATTTTAATTTGCTCAATTTGGTTTTCTGCCTGTATGTCTTTTATAATCTCCTCCTCATCTTCCTCCTCCCAATCGCAATGGTCTAAACAATCAGGACAAATTCCCATCTCTGGTTCTGTGGTATGCGCTCCGCAGCAAGTTGAGTATGACATTATTTATTAATTGTTTCAAGGTTAGTAAATTTGCTACTTGGGATTTCTAATTCAAAATCTTCGGTAATCAAAGTTTCCCTTTCTTTTTTTACATACTTCTCTTTAAAAGCATTGTATTTAATGTAGGCATCTGCTTCGGTGTAAGCCAAATCAAGTGCTAATCCATCAACGCGAATCCAATAATAATCTTTGAAATCATTGTAAGTGGTTTCCCATTTTGATTCCTTTTGTAGTTCAATTTTCATAGTTTTAATGTCGTAGGGTTTTTATTACGACATAGCGAATATACAACTTTTATCCATATTATAAACATTTTATCTTAATTATTTTGCATAAAAAAACCACTCAAATAAGTGGTAATGCCTTATATATAATAATAAATTTATATATCTTCCTCTTCTATATCAAACATTTCAGTATGCAATTCATCTATAATATTAGATATTATTTCAATAGATTGCTTTCTAATCTTTTTAATTTTATTCGCTTCTATTTTACTAATCAGCGTTAGATCTATTTCATCAACTGCCGAGATAGCATAATAAGCACAGGAAATTAAATCACTTCTTGTGGTAGCTTCTGCATCTTCCCATTCTATTTCCTCCTCAATTTTAACCGGATCTTCCATATTAAAGTTTTAAGGTTGCTTCATCTGGTCTATCAATTTCTTTTACTTCAACTCTTTGACCGCCTCTTATCTTTGCTAACATCTTTGAGATCTGATTCTCAACTGCATAGTATTCCTGTAATCTATTAACTAGCCATAACTCTTGTTCGCTTAAACTCCATTTACTAAATCCTTTTGGCATTTTCATTTGTCAGTTTTTGAATGATATGTTGAACAAGTTTTACACTTGTATTGTATTTTTTTTAATCCTGATGCAGTTGTTCTTTTTAGATTTATAATTAAATCATCACTTCCACATTCAGGGCAAGATCCCCTATCTTCTCCAAATATAACACCATAATGCGTTTTAGAAATTATATGCGGTCTTAATTTTTTAAACACACTTTCCAATAATATTACATCCTTTTTGCAATACTTTATCATTTTCTCCATTGCATCTTTATCTTTATGCAATAGTATATCCTTCCATAGACTAAACTCCGTTTTAATCTTTTGCCCTATCCCTAAAAAATCTGCTATATAATTTAACCTATTAGATTGAAATCTAAATTTAGATCTGGCAATCTTTAGCGTATCAATAGTTACATAGCTAGGGAACATATCTATTTGATGAAATAAGCATCTTGTTCTTATCCACGCTAAATCAAACCGATCTCCATTATGCCCTACCATTTCACTAGATTGATTTGCTACCTGTATAAATTTTAATAGCATAGCTTTATCCGTTTGCCTTAAATCCCATTGTAAAGAATGTACTTCCTTTTCATCTTCCCACTTATAACAAATGCAAATTATAGATCTCTCTCTAATTATGTTATCCGTTGTTATATTTTTTTTAAAACCTGCCTCCCAAAACAATCCTATATTAGGGCTTGTTTCAATGTCAAAGAATAATCTTCTCCGTTTGGTTTGTAGCATTTAGTAGGGTTTATATTGTGTACCATTATTTCGTATTGCTTTTAAAACTTGTTTTCTATTTCTGTCTGAATACGAACAATGTACCCAATCCGGATTCTCATCTGTGCCAAACTCCCAAATAAGTTGGTCAAAGGGTAATTTGTCTTTAATAAAATCAAATACCATTTTATTAGTTACCCCATTAGGTGTGCCATCCATATCAATATCAATAGCCTGACCAAAACAATGCTGTGATGTTTTAGATCCCCCAATTTTATCGTTTAATTCTTTTGACCTATACCCACTTGATATATGTATAGGCACTCTAAAATTGTTTCTTACCGGCTCAAATATATGATCTGCTAATAATTTAAAGTTAGCTATATGATCCTCGCTTGGCATATTACTAATACCATTGCGCTTTGCTGATTCGCTTCTAATTACTTCGCTTAAATCTAAATGTTCAGATAGTCGCATATTAATCTTTTTTAAATATTTTCTCTGCTGCGGTAAATCCTAAACAAGCTGCTCCTAAACTAGCCACAGAAACAACCAACGCTTCTGTTGGGTTTCTTACTAATCCTGCACATAATGATATTGTGCATAAAAATCCACATAATCTTTTCATTGATAACCTTCCGTTATCTTCGGTAAAAAATTGCTTCATCTAAAATAATTTTTGATACATTCCAACTGAATATCCTTGCATTCCGTAGTTGATTGTAAATAAGCTCTTTTTACGACCTTTAAAAGCTAACCCTATGCTCCCTTCCAATTTCTTATTATCTAGTCTGTAATCGCCTCGTAACCCCCAATAAACCGCAAATTTGGGTGGGGTTGTCTTAATCGTTTCTATGTATATTGTTTTTTCTGTAATTTCCGCCTTCACCCCCCTGCCTTGAATTTTGTTCTGGCTTATGGTATCTTTAATAAAAACATACCCATTGCTATCAAGTTTTATCGTATCTGAATATGCATACACTCGGCTATAATCGGTTATGATTTTTATGGTATCGTGAACAATATTGGTTTGTAAAATAGTATCTATAACCTTATAAGGGATCTGCTGACCTTTTTTATACTTTACAATTTCCTTTTTTGTTATAACAGTATCGTATTTTGTTATAACCATAGTTTCTTTTTTAGTAAACTTTTCTCTATTAAATAATAATAAAAATAAAATAACTGCCAATGCTGCTATTAATAAATCTTTAGTCATATTTTTTACTTGCTTTGTAATAATATCTAATTGCAAATGCTCCTGAAATAATAGCAACTAAACTCGCTATTAATGTTACATAAGGTTGAATACTCTTTACGCTTATGACTGCTGTTGTTCCGCTTATAAGTGTTAATATATCTGCGTGGTTGCTATTTTGTGCCATTACAATTCTTCTTCTATTTCTTTAATAAATTCAATACCGCTTGTCC